GGGCGTGTCCTGCTGGAGCCTGAGCCGGAACGTTATTCATCTTTTGCCAGTGGTGCCGTTCCGGCATCATCACAACCGCTGGCGGATGATCCTGCCGTTCGGGCCGTGTTCCGCCATGAGGCGGTGATCCGTCGTGCTGGTGGCGTGGAATGCCTTGAGAGCTGGTTACTTCGTGAAAAGGGCTGTCAGTGGCCTCATTCCGACTGGCACAGCGAGAACATGACCACAATGCGGCACGCGCCAGGCGCAATCCGTCTGTGCTGGCACTGTGACAATCTTCTCCGTGACCAGTTCACGGAACGGCTGGAAGCAATGGCAACGGATAACTGTGCCCGCTGGGTGTTGTCTGTTGTGCGCCGTGATCTTGGTTTTGATGACAGTCACGTTGTGACAATGCCGGAACTGTGCTGGTGGCTGGTTCGTAATGACCTGGCGGATGCTTTACCGGAAAGTGCAGCCCGTAAGGCCCTGAGATTACCGAAGCCTGTTGTGCCGTCTGTCACCCGGGAAAGTGACCTTGTGCCTTCGGTTCCTGCCACCAGCATCATCCAGGATAAGGCGAAAAAGGTGCTGGCGCTGAAAGTGGATCCGGAGTCGCCGGAGTCTTTTATGTTACGCCCAAAACGTCGCCGCTGGGTTAATGAAAAGTACACGCGCTGGGTTAAGACACAGCCGTGTGCATGTTGTGGAAAGCCTGCTGATGATCCCCACCACCTGATAGGCCACGGTCAGGGTGGTATGGGGACAAAAGCGCATGACCTTTTTGTGTTGCCGTTGTGCAGAAAACACCATGACAAACTGCATGCGGATACCGTGGCATTTGAAGAGAAGTATGGTTCCCAACTGGAGCTGATATTTCGTTTTATCGATCGCGCGCTGGCGATTGGTGTGCTGTCCTGATTTTGTGGAGAAAGTTGATGCGTGATATTCAGATGGTTCTCGAACGCTGGGGAGCATGGGCGGCAAATAATCATGAGAATGTTAGTTGGTCGCCAATTGCTGCGGGGTTTAAAGGCCTCATCCCCTCAAAAGTAAAATTTCGACCGCAATGTTGCGATGATGATGGTCTTATCATTAGTTCAGTTATGGCTGTTCTCAAGAAAAAGGAACCATATCAATACCAATTACTGGAAATGTATTATGTATATGGGATCACATTACGAGCGTTAGGGGCGAAAATGGGGATATCGCTTAATCAAGTTGTTATTAGATTGCAGAAAGCTGAAGGGTTTGTTGAAGGGTGTCTGGCAATGCTCGAGGTATCTTTAGAAATGGATTGCTATATGAATCACGAAAATGATTCAAGATAAATGAACAGTTACTAGTTATATTTTACAGTAATCTCCTGATGATACACGTTCAGCAGGAGGTTATTTATGAATGAAAATGTAAGACACATATTGCTGGATGCAATTGAAAATAAGAAATCTTTAACGGTAATTTACTTAGGAGGTAGTCAGCCAGGAACATTGAGAGATATATCTCCGATAAGCATATCAGAAGATAAACTTAGGGCAAGATGCCATAGTACTGATGCTGTAAAGTTTTTTAATATTGGGAAAATACAACTACCTAGTGACTCGTCCATGATAACTGTGCCATATGGAAGTTTAGAGCTTAAAGTTTATGAGACGATGCAGAGTGTGTATGAGGACTTTCATAGCCTGTATCCGGAAGGTCGATGGGGAGTTGAATTTAATGATCATGAATTTGCTCTATTTGATTTTTTCAAAAATGGAAAAAGAAAAAAAACAGCATTTATGGCAATTCAGTTTATGGAAAGACATGAGGATGAAACAAGAACGGAGATAACAATTGATGTCAGTCTATCAGGTGTTGTGATTTCGGAGGGAGCCAGAACACCTAAAAGACGTCCGTGGGTTGTGACTGGTCCCGGGCGTGGAGAGCTAAGAACTTATTCAACGTTAGACAAAGCTGCTACAGAGTTTTTTAAGCGACTTTCATTGATGGTATCTATGGCGATTGAAACATAAGGGATATAAAGATACCGAGGAAATGATTTGTGTTATAACAAAAACCATCTTAATCTGTTAAGAGTGGTCACTCCGTCATACAGCTTAAACCTGCCGCCTGGCGGGTTTTTTATGCCCAAAATCGCGTCAGTACAGTAAACACGCTGGTGGTTGCGAATACGGGTCTTTCAGCTTGCTGGCTTTTTCGACAAGAGTTATTGGTGTGTCACGTTAACCGGAAAAGGGAAAAAGACATGCTAAAACAGCAGGATATGACAGAAACCGCCAGAGTGGTGTTTAATGAATTAAGTGCCACCGAACCGGCGACAGTCGGGGAGATTGCGCAGAATACTTACCTTTCACGCGAACGCTGCCAGTTAATACTGACCCAGCTGGTTATGGCGGGTCTGGCAGACTATCAGTTCGGTTGTTACAGACGCCTTCCGCAGTGAAGGCTTTTTTATTTGTGGTAAATGGGCGGCTGGTGGGTGTGGTGGTTGTTGCTTTCCCGTTGCTGAAAAAGAAAGCATCAGGCGATTAGCAGGGTATCAGTTACCCGTTGAAATTTTTAAATACCTCACAATTCAGGCGGTTGACTGTTGTCTGGTTTGCGGGGAGTTTGTTAAAAGAAACTGGCATGGTGAATCCCCCTGTGCGGAGGGGCAATCAGCAACTGGTGTTTTGTCACCGACCCTTATCCTTTCTGTGCGGGTTCAGGTGCTGATACTGAACTCACCGGGAGGCACCCGGCACCATGTGCATGATGATACAGATACGCGGCTTTAGCCCCTCTCCGGAGGGGCTTTCTTGTGGGCAAAAAAAAGCCTGAGTGGGTTCGGGCAACAGCATGAGATATACATTTTTATAATCGAATGGATTTTAACCAGAATTCATAAGGCTGCGCAACTGCGTGGCCTTTTTCGTATTGCGGGCTGTAGTTTTCCTTCTGCCATTGTCCTGTAACTTCCGGACTTCAGCCCGCCCCTCATCTGACTCACAACATTATCCCGACCGGGAGGATTCATGACATTTAAACACTACGATGTGGTCAGGGCGGCGTCGCCGTCAGACCTTGCGGAGCGACTGACACAAAAACTGAAGGAGGGGTGGCAGCCATTTGGCAGCCCTGTCGCCATCACGCCTTATACCCTGATGCAGGCCATTGCGGCGGAAGGTGATGTCACCACACCTGTGGTGGTGAAGCCGTCGGATGGAGAAGGCACAGTTATCAGCACCACCAGCGAACCGGAGTATTACTTTGTTGTTGTTCTGGCGGGGCAGTCAAACTCAATGTCTTTTGGTGAAGGGCTGCCGCTGCCGGAGACATATGACCGTCCGGACCCGCGTATTAAACAGCTGGCGCGTCGCAGTACGGTGACGCCGGGTGGTGCCGCCTGTAAATATAACGACATCATTCCGGCAGACCATTGTCTGCATGATGTGCAGGACGTGAGTAATCTGAATCACCCGAAAGCAGACCTCAATAAAGGGCAGTATGGCTGTGTGGGGCATGCCCTGCATGTGGCCAAAAAACTGCTGCCGTTTATGCCTGCCCGTGCGGGGATCCTTCTTGTCCCGTGTGGACGTGGCGATTCGGGATTTACTGCGGGAGCAGAGGGCGCGTTTAATGAGGCGTCGGGTGCGACAGCGGGCTCTTCCCTGTGGGGGGTGGATAAACCGTTGTATCGTGACCTGGTCAGCAGAACGCGTGCAGCCCTGAAGAAAAATCCGAAAAACGTGCTGTTGTCGGTGATCTGGATGCAGGGGGAAAAAGATGTCAGTTCGGGGAGACATGCAGAGCACAATGCACTTTTTCTTGCCATGGTAAATAAATACCGTGCAGACCTGGCAGATATTGCAGACCAGTGTACTGGCGGGACAACGTCCGGCGTCCCGTGGATTTGCGGTGACACCACGTACGACTGGAAGGCGAAGTATGCAGTGCAGTATGAGGCGGTTTACGGAGGCTATAAAGGCAAGGCGGCGCAGAATATTCACTTTGTGCCGTTGATGACGGATGAGCATGGTGCGAATGTGCCGACAAACGAGCCGTCAGAAGATCCGGACATTATCACGGCGGGATACTATGGTGCCGCGTCACGCAGTAATGGTAACTGGACGACAGCCGATCGTAAAACGCACTTCAGCTCCTGGGCGCGAAGAGGCATTGTTTCAGATCGGCTGGCAGGAGAGATACTGGTGCGAGCCGGGCGTTTGCTGCCGTTCCTGAGCGGGCAGTCTGCACCGCTGGCGACCACGCCAGCCTCCACGGGGGATGCACAGTCTGGCTCTGCGGGTCAGACGCAACAGCAGGGTGCAGGTACTTCTGCAGGCGGTCATACTGAAGCCGTAACAAGAATGGTGGCCGGATATGATGCGAACAGTGGCAGTGGTGTATGGACAGAGCAGCAGTGGAATGCGTCCGGTGGTAAAGGCACTGTGACGGATGACAGTGGCAGGAAGGCGCTGCGACTGGAAAAACAGCCGGGTAAACTGACCTCCTGGAAGATGTTCCGTACTGTTGCGGTGGAGGAGGCAAAAAATCTTCTCAGTAAGGGAGGTGAAATTGCCGTGCGGTTTAAGATCCCGGAGGGTGTCGAACTGGTTAACGGTCAGTTTGTCTTTGGTCTGTACTGGCCGGTGTCGCAGTGGGCGTCAGGCGCGACAGCAAACAGCATGCTGGCGTCCTTCTTCCTTCAGACGGATGCATCAAATCTGAATCTGATGTACCACAAGGGGGAGTCGAATGCGCAACTGGGCACATTTGGGGCATTTGACCATAACTGGCATACAGTTGTTTTCCGCTTTGCGGGAAATAACAGCGAAAAAGTGGTGCCGGTGATTGATGATGCAGAGCAGTCTGCGTTTGACCTGGTGATGTGGACAAATGATGGCTTTACAGCAGATACGCTGACGCTGACAGATATCACGGGGGCAAAAGCGACGTATCCGGTACTGCTTGATACGGTCACAGTCAAAGTTAACGAAAGCCGGGCATCATCATAACCGGCAAAAAAAACCGCCAGCGGCAGGAACGGAAGCTGGCGGAGGTAATCCCAATGGAGAATGTAAAGAAAAGATGCTTTCGTATATCGGTTTTTTAAATGAAAACAGTTCTCATTGTCAACCATAACGGTAAGAAACTATGACATTTGTTCATCAGGTGATGCTGTACTTCTGTACGGCTGTCTGTGTGCTGTATCTTCTTTCGGGTGGGTACAGGGCAGTGCGCGATTTCTGGCGCAGGCAGATTGATAAAAGGGCCGCAGAGAAAATCAGCGCCAGTCAGTCAGCCGGAGCAAAAACAGAAGCCCCACTCATTCCGGAACAACCTTCTTAATAACCCCTTTCAACGAGAAAATCCTATGTCAGAAATAAAATCGCTGGTCACTGCTGAGGCAGTGAAGGAAGTCCTGCGCTCTGAAGAAGTCCGGAGCGCACTGAAACAGCAACTTCGGCAGAACCTTGAGGCGCGTCTTGATGCAGAAGTGGATTCAATTCTGGATGAATTGCTTGGTGCACAGCCGGAACCATCCCCGGAACTGCTTCCGGAACCACAGGCGGAAGATGTCACCACGGAAAATGGTGATATTCAGCCGGAGCCACCGGTGACGGATATGACAGACACACAGCCAGAATCGGGCACAATGCTGTAACGGCGGGGCAGGGCCATCAGTAAAGAGCTGGTGGCCCTTTTGTTGTTGTGAGCTTCCGAGTACGGGAGACGGGGTATGTACCAGATGGAAA